TCATACCGTCAGGCATTGTCGGCGTCCTCCATGGAGAACCGTGGCTGCGACTGCTGCTGCAACTGCTGCATAAGGGCGTCGATGATCGGGCGCACGATCCGGTGCTGCCCCGCGTCCAGATGGCCCAGCACCGCCTCCCATTGCTGCGCGGTGAGTGTGGCGGTGAGTTGGCGCGATGGTTCGATCGGCTGCATGTCCATCACACGCTCGCTACTGCCGTCCATGCGCCAGCACCCTTGCTCACATAGAGCGTTGCGCCTGCCGCCCACGTAGATACGCGCGAATAAAGCGAGCCGACTGGTTGCGTGGATGACGGCACGCCGCTGCCGGTGGTCCAGGTCGGGCCTGACGCACCACCAATCTGCATCGCGGCCTGACTGGTAACGCCATTGATACCAATCGTGGCGACAGGGCCAGCGCCTACCATGAAGATCGAAGAAAACCCCGCCTGTGCGGAGATGCACAGGTTGGCGTTATTATCTACGCATATCCCGAACGTGCTGCCGTACAGAGAGATGTGCTTGGAAAAGTCAGTGCTGCTCGCAGCAAACTGCGAGCCGAAATCCAGACCGCTTGTCGCTTTGACGTGAGTGAATGTGCCAGCTCCGGTGCTGTCGATCGAGGCGACGCCGGCGCCGACAGCCAGCGCCCTGGTCTGAACGTCGCCATAGGCATCAACAGAAAAGCCGGTTGATCTGAACGCGGCCTGGCTGAACGTCACCTGAGCGAAGTCAACGCCATATGCCGCCTGCCATGCCGCTCCACCACTCGCGCCGGCGACCGTGCCGATCAGTGTGCCGGTTGATTTCATCGGCCATGTGCCGTAGGCGTCGCCGAAAGCGTAGCCTACATCCCATCCGGCACACGTCCCTGATGCCGATATGCCAATGCCGTAGTCCTTACCCGCATCACCCGCGACGGCATCAGTGGACCAAAATATGACGCTCAATCCGTGCTTGTAGTGACATGCCGCGCCAGCTTCCACAGCAATGTTGATTTCTGTTCCGATAACAGCTTCCCAGAAAGTCGCGCCGCTATGGAGCCTGGCACTGTCATTGCCGCCGAACAGCGAGCCACGGTTGTTTCCGGATGTGCCGCCGGCCGAATAGCTGGCCTCAGAGAACCGCGCACCTGCAACGTAGAACTGGCCTGGGGGGCATACCGTAGCGCCTGTCTGCGCAAGTGTGGCGCCAAACAGCGCACGTCCACCGACAGCGCCGGCCCCTGGACCGCCGCTGTAGACGAAGCAGCCCATGCCGCCACCCTGGGCTAGCGACGCATCCACCGTATCGTAGTTCAGTCCGTGGTACTCGACGGACGGCTGTTGACCGGCGGGAATTGCGCCTTCCATGACGTAATCCCAGCGCGCCAACTCCGGTAGGTTGGATGGCGCCGGAAAGTTGCGCCAGAGTGCCATGTGTAACCGTCCCTGTAGTGCGGGACTGATGTCGAGGTCTGCCCAAGGACCCGCCGTGGTAATGGTTGCCGGCGATCCAGCCACACCGCCCGCCAGCGTGATGTAGTTCGGCTGATTGGCCCCGATGCTGACACTACCCGACACCGTGCCACCGGCGAGCGGCAGGAACGGAGCGCCTGCTGGCAATGGGCCTGGGATGCCCTGCGGTCCAGGCGGCCCCATAGGCCCAGGCGGCCCAACCCACGCCGCCGGATCAGGCGGCCCGGAGGCCGTCGAGTAATCACTGTACGCGAGCTTATACGCCACCGCACACCTCGTGGGATTTAGAAGTACGCCACCGACACGGTCTCGCCGCTGCTCGGCAGCGCGACGTAGCGGTAGATCGCCACCATTGCGTCGCGCACGTCGTTCGCGTCGGTCGTCTGCAGGCCGAACAGTGGGTCGAGATTGGCACAGGTGAGCACGACGTACGGATCACCCAACGCGGTCGGAATATCGAGCGATGTCCACCGTGCGATGCCGCGCATGACGAGGTCATCGTGGACCGCCTGCACCGCCTGCTGGGCGTTGTCGTCGGACGACAGCACCATCGCGCCCTTGCGGATGCGCGCCTCGTGCAGTGCCACCATCGCCGGATCAATGGCCTTGCCGAAGGACGACCCAGCCGTTGCCGCGGTGAGCTTGGTGTACTCCTCGACGAACGCGCGCGGCACCGAGCCGACCGGCCACCACACAATCCCTTGGGCGTCCAATGCCGCATGCACGCTCGCCACCTTGTCGCGCATGTACGTCATGTCAGCGTCGATCGGCGTTTCGTCCGACGCGATAACGCCCAACTCGATCAAGGCGCCAATCGCGATCACATCGAATGAAACCATCTCCGTCAGGGTCGGAGAGTCGTCCAAAGGCACGATGCGCACGCCAAGACGACGGAGAGCCTGCTGTGCGATCGTGCCGACCGAGGTTGTCATGTGCGCCCCTGATGCCGGAGATAGAGCAGCTGCAGCAGTTGATTGAGCTGCGGGTTGTTCGGCCCGTGCTGGTTCATCAGCTGCTGCATCTGGTAGTAGTCGTGCGGCACCTCCGCGATGGCGGCCGCGTAGTTGTTCGGCGGTGTCGGGATCGCTCCGGTGTAGGTCTGCTGTGGCGGCGCTGTCGGCAACTGCTGGAAGTCGCCGAACGACCAGCCCGGAGAGCCGCTCGGGACCGGGCCGGACGCAGGCGTTCCACCGCTATCCGACCACACCGGGCCGCCGGATAGCAGTGGTGGAGGCGCCAGTTGGTTCCGCCCCCCCGGCATAGCTTACGCCACCACGACGCCGACTGACGGAGGCGCTGCCGCCGAGCCCGCCGCGTTGGTCGCGGTCACCGTGCAGGTCGCTTCGCCCCCCACATCGGCCGCCTGCACGTCGTAGGTCGCAGCGTCAGTGCCGACGCCCACACCGTTGACCTGCCAGGCGTAGGCGTAGCTGGTGGGCTCGCCGGTCCATTCTCCGAGAGTGCAGTTGAGCGTCGTCCCTGTCTGGGTGACCGCTGGCACGGCGGTGTTGACCGGCGCGGTGGCCGTGCCGCCGTTGCCGCCGTTCCCGCCGGTTGGGGGCGCCTCGACCTCGGCACCCGGATCGGCCGGATCAACGCCCAGCTCCACGTATCCCGCATCGCGCAGCATGGTGTTGTGCTCGAGGTTGTCGTAGACGCCGCGCGCCCCGGCCGATGCGGCGCTGTCGGGCGGCAGCACGACCGTGGCGCCCTGGATGCCGGCGATCTGCTCGGGGGTGGGCGGCTCGAGGCCGGCCTCAGCCGCAGCCGCGGTGACGGACGCCGACACGGCGGGCAGCGGCCGACGTTCACCACGCGGTGTGTGTTGTTCTTCCATTTGATGTGTCTCCTGTTAGGATTGGCACAGCCATGAATGGCCTGCCAACCACCATGGTTAGAGAACGGGATGGCAGGAGGACGGGACGGCTGGCGTCCCCCTTCCATCCCAGCCTCGTCTCATGCGTCAGCGACTGCGGCGCTCCAAACGGTCATCACGCCATTATCGACGGGTTTCGTCGTGTCCACCGTTGGATCAGTGCCGAAGCGCAATTTCGCAACGCCACGGATTTCCTCAACGCCAACGCCGTTCATGAAGCCATAGTCACGAGTGTTGGTTATCACCTTGGTTCTCTGGGCCCAGGCGATGCCGAGAGCCTGTGCGCCGCAGAGGTAGGACGCGCCGCAGTCGATGGTGGAGCCACCGGGATCACCGGTATGCAGGATCGGCAGCTCGGGGATTTCACGGATGATGACCCCGTCATAAATCAGATCACCGGCGGTGAACAGCGGGTTATCGGACCCACGGTTCCAGGCGTATTGCAGCGCGTTGATGATGACCGGGTCGAGCATCAGGTCGCGGAACACGAGGCTCGGCACGAACATCACGTACCATTCCTCGTCGTTGCTTATCCGGATGGGGCGGATCTTGGGCGTTGCGGTGCGCGCCAGCCGCTTTGCGAGAGTGATCTGAGCGGCGGTCATCTTGTCGGCTGCGTTATCGACGGTTGCCAATGCAGTTGCATATACACCGCTGACTGCGTTGGCCTTGGAGATCCCGAACAGCACCCGATCGGCGTTGTTCACCAGCCAGGTATTGCGCTGGGCGGCGGTGGCGGCGGCGTAGGTAACCTGCACGTTGCCGTCTGCGGTGATCGCCCCGAGCGACGAGATGATGTCCGTCCTGAGCTTATTCGCGGCCCAGTTCTTCAAGACGCTCCTGCCGGCTTGCAGCAGGTCGATCACCGATTTCTGTTCGTCCCAGTCCGACACCGCCACGGCATGACGAATGACGCTGACCACGACGTTCAGCGATCTGGCGTTTAGTATTTCTTCGTTGCCCTCGAGCACCGTGTTGCCGGAAACGCCTGCCCCGACCAGGTTCCTGACCGTGGGAAAGACGACAGTATCGCCGGGTTTGCGCGTAAGATCAGTTTGCAACTGTATCATGGCATCCATAGTGGTGCCGAAATACGGTGTGAACTGATTTTCTCGGAGGAACTCTACCCAGAAGTCTGATTGCCACTGTATTGGGGTTAAGCCCGGTCTTGCCGGGGTTAGGATCATGTCAGCCATTGTTTGGGGTTCCGCATTGGGATTGCGGCCCGCTTCGACGACCCGGACTCGATAGGTCGAACCGCCCGCTTGTTACGACCCGGCTACGGTCGGACACCCGCTAAGTTCACCCGGCGACGGTTAGCCCCACTTCGCCGACCTGGGACTGGTCGAAACGCCCGATTGACCCCGGCTACGGGTTAGGCACGGCACGTCTTAGTAACGCACTGAGCCGCCGCCAGCGCCGTTGGGCCGCTTGCGGTTCTGGACGACACTGAGCACATCCTCGAGGCTCGGCTCGCCGGTCCATGCCCCCGCGGTGCGTCCTGCGACGCTGCGCGCAGTGCCCAACGATGGTTGCATGCCGGCGGCGGGTGAGACGGCTGGTGCGGCCTTAGCCTCGGCCTCCCACTTAACGCGCTCCTCGGCCAGTATCTTCTCGCGGTATGCGGCTGGATCGTCACCGACATCGCGCACCAGGCGCAGGCGGTCGACCTCGCGGGTCAGCCACGCATAGGGATGCGGCTGGCTGTAGAGCTTGCCGAACAGCGTCGGGTCGGCGTTGGCCAGGTTGCGGAACTCGGAGACGTACTCGGACAATTTCTCTTGCCCGATCTTATCGGCCAGCATCATCTCGCTGTTGTTGAGCCGCTCGTTGAGCAGCGCTGCCTGTTGCTGCTGGACGACGTGCTGCGCCCAGCCCTGCGGGTTGGTGGCCGGGTCCGGCGGCGGCTGTGGTGGCGCCTGTGGCTGCGGTGGCGGGGCGGTAGCGCGGCGGGTTGCCTCATCCAGTTGGCGTTGCAGCTCCTTGTGCTTGGTCTCGGCCTCGACCGCACGGGCTTTCCAATCCTGGCGGCGCTGGCGTTCGCGCTCCAGCACTTGCTGCGGGATGTAGCTCTTGCCGTCCTGCTCGAGCCGGTCGGTCGGCTCTGCGTCAGCCTCATCCTCGGGTTCCGGCTTCGCTGTGGCCTGCTTAGCGGCCGGCTCGGCCTTTGCCTCAGGCTTCGGTGCCGGCGGCTCTGGCGCTGCCTGCGGGGCCGGTGCGGAGGCGTCCGTGACGGTCGCGGTCTCGCCCTTGAGGAAGCTCTCAAGTTGCTCGTTGGCCATGGTGATCCTCAGAGATGCGTGTTGGTGGCGATCGGCTCCGCGCCCGGTTCGTCTGGCAGACGCGGAGCGCCGCCCTTCGGCCTCACCCGTGGGAGGATAGGTTCTCGGCCGTCAGTTCACTCGGCAGCGGCGGCAGCGTGCGCGCGCCGGGTCGCAGCGGTTGTGGTGGTCGCTGGCGGGGTTCCGGCGTCGGCGCCAGGCCGGGCGGCAGCCGGTGTCGCGGCAGCTTCAGTGCCTGCGTCTGCTTGGTGACGCTGTATTTGCTACGCCCCAGCATCTTTCCGATGAGCGTTGGCCCCATCCCGTTGGCCCACATCTGGCGCAGCCG